TCTTTCAGGAGGGTGATTTCCAGCTGGCGGTTGACCGCATCCCCTTGCTTTGCCGGGATTCGCTGGTGATTGTTTTCTGCGTTCACGTCCAGCGTGAACTGCCTGAGATATCCGTCCATGTTTTACCTCCTTGTCAGACGAATTCGATTTTTAAGATTCTGAAAGCATTACCGGCTGCCGTTGCATTCTGAATCTGGAACCCTATAAACAGCGGTTGTCCCTGTAATGAGCTCGGCACTTCGATAGTATATGTCCCGCCCTCAGATGGAATTTCTACGGCTCCCGACCCTATACCGGCTTGTGTCATTCTATCTACACATGCCCAGACTGTCTCTGTTGTTGTCCTTTGAGCTACGGTGATTTCTATATTTGAGTATCCTCTCAAGTCAACCGCTGGCTTAAGCCATAAATAGTCCGTCCCTGTTTGGACACGAACAGGTGCAATATAGGTCGAATACTCAGTAACGCTGACAAAGTTGTAATAGCTATACCATTCATGCTCTCCGTATCCTGTCCAAGCTCCAGCGTTATACAGGATCGAGGATGTGGACAGCGGGCAGAGGTATTTATCCACTCCGGAGATTGTAACCGTGCCGGATGTTCTGATGATGGATCCACAATATCCGTTCAGCGTGACCGTGCCGGTGTAGGTGTACGGGATGGTGACGTATGCGATGTGATTTGTCGTGTCCAGGTAAGCGCCCTGGGTGATTCCGTTGTAGACGGCTTCGACCGCTGTGATATCCGTGGAGCACGCGCAGACGATCAGGGAGCCGTTAACCGGCACCGTGCCAGCCGTGAGCGTTCCGGTGATCTTCTGCCCTGCTTTGTTGTGGGCCGTGTACCCGCTCAGCAGCTTGTCCGCTGCGACGGTGTCACCGGTCAGATCGATCAGTGTGGTGCCGTTATATGTCACTTTTGATACTGCCATAAATCCTCCCTTACACCACCAGCGGGCAGGTGTATTTGTTTATCCCGCTTATCGTGACGGATCCGCTTGTGACCCGCTCAGAATCCACATAGGCCGTGATTGTAACGGTCCCGCTCGTGAACGGATACGGTATGTTGATATATGCGACATGGTTATCTATGAGCGCCGTCACCGTGTCCGACCCGTATTTTGCCACCACCCGGTTGATTGTCGTGGATAGTTCGCAGACGATCAGGGACCCGGCGTCCTTCCCGTTTTCATATCCGGTGAAGGCTTCGATGTTTCCGCCTCCGGCATCTGCTGTTGTCGTATGCGTCATACCGTTGCCGATTGCCGTTGTTGTGATCGCCACCGTTGTTCCTCCGGCTGAGTTGTCCGATTCTGCATACTGCAGGCCGTTCTCTCCGGATGCCCCGCTTGGCACGTTCACCGTTATACCTACGGAGGAAAGGCCATCATATCCGCTGTCAGGTGTCACGGTGTAGTTTCCGTTTGCGGTGTATTCCACACTCTTGCTCTGCAGGTCCGCACCGCTTGGTGCATAGCTGCCTTCAACGCCGAAGATGGACACCCCGCTTTTGATATTCTCCGCTGCGAGGTTGGCATCTCCGTTGACATTGACCCGGAACAGGCCATAATATCTCGAAGCGGATTTCTGCACCTGCAGCCCCGCTGCCGTCGGTGTGACGGTGCGTGTCTCCAGCGGTGCAGCTGCGACTTCTACCTGTGAAAGGCCGTCATATTCGGAATCCGGCGTTACGGTCTGCGCTAATGTTGAAGGGGAAACTGATTTGCTCTGCAGATTTGCTCCGGTTGCAATAGCTGCGATGTCTGCTGCGAAATCGGAGAAGTTATGCGAGGCAGCCGCTGCTATGCCTTTGTTCTGCAGCGCGGTCCGGATGGCTGCGCGGATGTTGATCAGCTGTGTGATCTTATCTGCTATGCTCATATCATCAGCTCCCTATCAGCGCAGCCAGTGCGGTCTCGATGTCCCCGACCAGCGTGTAGACGCACAGCGCCGACGGATATTGATCGTTCGTGCTGGCGCTGCTTATCGATGTGACCTTGTTCGCCGAATCTTCCAGGCCGAGGTTTGCGCCTGTCTTATTCCCGGTCAGTGTGTTTCCGTTGATCGACGGCTTGTTGTTCAGCTGCTCATAGTCTGAAGTGCCGCCGCTTCCACCTCCGGCTGCTATCAGTTCCTTAAGAGTTTTCGTTGTCTGGCCATCCCATACCACGATGTGCTCATCGCTCGGCACGCGGAGGATCCAGTCGTTGAACAGCTCCAGCACCTTGTCTTCCTGCGAGTATCCGCCGAAGCCGGCGCCGGAATTTGCCGAAGGTCGGAGGTTGAATGCCACCGCGGAAGTCGAGACGCCGTAATAGACATATGTCCCGCCGAGGCTGTCCTCAACATAGACGCGGGTGCTGTAGGTAATAATCGGATCAAAGTTCCCGCCGACGATGATGCCGGTGTTGTCCTGCATGGCTGTCGGATGCCTTGTCCAGGTGTCCGAGCTGCGTTCCTTGTACTCGAAGTACATGGCGCAGGTATTTGTACCGACCTGTGTGTAGGACCTTGTCGCGATGGCATAGAGGTATGTTCCTTCGCTGTCTGCCGCTCCGGATGAATCGCAGCGGTAGACCTCGAAGCCCGTGGCCGTTGGTGCCGTGTATGGTGTTACCGTGTACGGCGTCGTGACCTGTGCTGTCGTAGATCTGCCGCGCTGGTCCGTCACAGTGATCTTGACATTGTAGGTGCCCGCTGCCGTCAGGATAGGCGATGTTTCGTCCCCGGTGTAAAGCCTCACATTGCTGATGCTTCCTTCGAGGCTGAATGCTCCGCCATCGATCTTCCACGATACCAGTCTGGAATATCTCGCAGAAACCTGGAACGTCGTCTCTATCTGTGAGAAGTTCTGCAGACAGAGGCCCCACCCGGCGACCGTCGTATTTGCATTCACTACGGTGATCCCGCCGCTGGTAAACACCGGCTTGATGCTCTCCGGCACGGTCAGCGTGCAGGTGCAGGTTGTTGTGCCGGCCAGCGTCTCGCATGTGATTGTGCACTGGGCGCTTGAATCCGCCGGGATCCTGTCCATGAGGCTTGCCGGAGGCGTCCAGGAGACGGACGCCGCCGTTGTGTCTGTTACGATTGTTCCTGTCGCTCCGGCGCAGGAATAGGTCAGCGTTTTCTCCAGTCCATCATCCGTCATGGAGATGGTCATTGCCTGCCCGAAATAGCCATCAGGAGCCGTCACGCCGGAGGCTTCTGCCTCATAGGTTACAGCACCGTCGAGGATATCCTGTGCGGTGTAAACATTGCCGGCGCCGTCGTTATTCGGGACGGAGCAATAGTTTGACGTCCCGCTGCTGGTGGTGTCCGGGGACAGCACCAGATAGTACGTGGTGTTCGGCTGCAGCGTGATCAGCGACAGATCGATCTGGATTGTATAGGTTGCCCTTGTCGATGCCGTGATCTCCAGCGTGCCGTCATCCAGGCGACCGCTGTCCGTCGGGAGATCCTGCTGCGCGTAGGCGTTGCCCAGGTACATCGGGTTCGATGTCGTGAGTGACCAGCGGATGCTCCTGTTTCTTCCGAGCTCTTCCGCGAGGTTGATCCTTAGCGTCAGCTGCGTTGCTTCTCCCTGCCATGACGGTGTCGAGAAACCATACGCGAAGGCGTACCGGATGCCGGATGCGTTCTGGCCGACGTAGCCGAGCCAGTTTACCGACGGATCCAGATAGCCGTCACCTGCGTTGCCCCACTGGGCGCTGCTGTTAGGGGAGCCGCTTTTGTTGAAAGCTGCAAACGCCAGGAGGCTTATCGGAGTATTAAATTCTACAGCCATTTATCAGCTCACCCCTCCGACGTATTTGATGGTGTATCCCTGGTCAAGAGTGACGAGCCAGTCGACGGCCGAAGGATCACCCATGTTTGCGCTTTCCACAAGCTCAAGGGCTGCCGTTCTGACCGTGCCGGCGTTGAGCTTCTGGTTGCTGAGAAATGCGGTCAAAGTATCGTTTTCATAGAATTCCAGGGCGCTGGCTGTGAAAATGCTCTTGAAAGCATTCACCTGGTCAATCTTGCCGATCTTGACGCCGTAAAGGCCGCCACCAAGGTCGCCGGCCTGGATATAGTTCAAGATCTCATTCAGCGGCACCAGTGCAGCAGACACGTCGCTTTCCACCCCGTCGATTCTGTCGGACAGCGTTCCGGTTGCTGCTGCGATTGCGCTGTCTCTGCTGCTGGCTTCCTCTGCAATCGCCGAGTTCCGGTTCGTCACTTCCGATGCCACGGAGGAGTCGGTGTAGCTTCTCGCCGCTGCGAGGCTGTTGGAAATGTCCCCGCTCAGCGTGGTCTGCATGTTGGTCAGCTGCGCCATCCGGAGCACGTTCTCGTCCAGGTTCAGGTAGAAGCTGGTTCCGTCCGCACTGGCGATGGTGCCGGCCACCAGATGCGCTGCCGTGACGAACGTGGCCAGGAGCCCGTGGTCCAGTGTTGCCCCCATGGTGAATGGACCGTTGTACCCACTTTCGGATGCCGCCCAGCCCTGATAGTTGTAGCGCCAGACTTTCACGGCCTGCGCCGGAACCGGATTGTCGGCAATGTAGAGCTCATCGGCCATGCCGTCGTTGTTGGTGTCCAGGAGGCGGACGCATCCGCCGACGGCATTAAGGATGCTGTCGGAGAGGGCTTCCGCTATCTGCTCCACGACGGTCCGGGATGGTTTGCTGTCTATTTCCTTCTGCTGGGCTGCTATGGTGTCGGCCATGTTGGTCTTCACCTTACCCAGCGTGATTGAGTCGTACCGGTTCAGGAGCACGTTAAACTGCACTTCTACGGCTCTGGCTGTTGCGGAGACGTTGTATTTCTCAAACTCTACCGTTACCGTGTCGCCGAGAAACACCTGTTCCAGAATCGCTTTGTCTCTGTATTCTTCCGATGCCTCAAGCTGCACGAATTCCACTTTCCAGCTTACATCCGGCACGCCGATCTCGTTGGCATCGATGTACGTCTGAGCCCTGGCACGCAGCTGCGCTTCCGTCGGTTTCTCCTGAAAGCTCCCGGACAGATCCAGCGAAAGCACCCGGACAAAGTCAAACGTTCCGCCGACCGGAACGGTTTTCTCCGGCAGCGTCACCAGGTCAGTGCTGTTTGACCAGTACGGATATACTGCCGTATAAACATTGCTGCAGTTCTGGTCCTGCTCATAACTGGTGAGGTTCTTCCCATAGCGGATGGAAACGCCGCGATTGCTGCCGCGCCGGTTGTGGAGGTATGCAGAAAAACCGGAGAATTCCCACTCGCCTCTGTAGGTGTCGAGAATTGAGCCTTCGGATCCGCCGAGGCAGCTCCATAATGATTTCGGTGTGGAAACCGTGAAATCACTCGAAACACTTTTATCGGTGTTGAACGTGAACGGGCATGCCGGCACCGCATTCTCTTTCAGCCCCACCAGGGCGAGGCCGAGGGAGGCTGCCTCAAACGGTGAGACCGCATACCCGGCCATGTCGTAGGCGATATGCCGTGCGTAGACCGTAATTATTCCGTGGAGCGGTTTCGTGATCCGATAAATGCGGAACGGCTGCTCATCAGAGATTCGGTCCGGTTTCGCCAGGATTATTGCCCGGAGGGTGAGATCTGCATACCGGATGCCGTCAACCGGATACTCCATCTGCAGCTCATACTCTCCGTTAAGCACCTGAATCACGATGCATGATAACGAATCTGTTATCATTCCGAGGCCGTTCGTGGTAAAGTTCGTTGCTGTCGATTGAAACAGTCTCACAGCGTCCACCACCTCGGTATAATCTCGATCTTAGTAATGCCTCCGGAGAACGTGACGACGTTCTCCCCGGGCGCCAGTCCCGGGAACGAGCCGGTCATGGTGCTGTTTTTGTTTTCCAGATTCTTGTAGGCATCCTGAAGGTCACAATCAAGCACCACAAAGTCTGAAATCTCCGAGAATCTTACCGTCGTGTCGCCGATGGTCATTTCTCCCGCGCCGCTGCCATAAACGGTGATCAGTGGCTTTGCGGTGAAGAGGGTGTCATTCCACAGGCTTGCTGGCGCTGCGAAAACCCGCTTTTCTTCTCCGTGAACTAAGAACCGCTGTGGCTTGCAGTCGAAGGACAGCGTTGTTTCTCCGCTCCAATTCAGGAACCTCATGTCAAAATCAATAGGCCCGACGAACCGTGCAAGCCGGAATTCTTCGGGATGGTAGTCATCGCTGAGCCTGCAGTACCCTTGAGGCTGCAGCAGCCATGCCCGGGCCTTTGCCGCATTGTATTTGAAATCGCTCCGGATGAATGCCGGGTAAGACACGACGATGTTCTTGTATCTCCCGTTGGAGACGATCAGATCTCCGTTCTTTCCCGGAATTTCGTATGATGTGACATCAAGCTCGGGAGCGTTGAACGTTCCCGAGCCCGATACGTAAATGCCGAAGCTGCGGCAGGATTTTCCGTTGAAATAAAACCGTGTCATCCAAATACCGCCGCCTTTCTATCTGTGGCTGCCTGCATTTCATCCATGATGATGTCGGCCAGTTCCCTGACGTTCTGGCCTGCAGCGCCATATACGTTGATTGTGACGCCTCCGAGGTTCGTGTTGGTGTTGTTGGTGGTGCTGCTGGTCAATGGCTGCACCACTGCCCTTCCGCCCATCATCGTCAGCAGCTCCGGTCCGGCATCGCCGACGATGGCCGAGCCGCTGGAGACGATGCCGCCTCTGGCGAGGAGCGGAATGGTTGACACCTGGGATTTCCCGGCGACGGATCTAAGCTTGTTGAATCCTCCGATCACCTTATTGATCGCGCCGATGACCGCATTGATCGGAGCCTTCACCAGGTCCTTGATTCCTCCGAAGATCCCGCTGAAGATATCAACAATGCCCTTCCATGCCCGCTGCCAGTCTCCGGTGAAGACGCCCCGGATGAAGTCTATAATGCCGCTCAGGACCTTTTGCACGTCGCCAATAAAATCCTTTATGGATTTCACAAACGCCGCCAGGGTGGTCAATCCGTGGTCATTCAGCCAATTAAACAGCTTGTCGAGGAGTCCCTTGATGAAGTCGCATGCTTTGTTGATGTACTTCTGGATCTCATCGCCTTTTGTCGCGATCAGCGCGACCAGTGCGATGATGGCTGCCGTTAATCCGAGACCCGGGAAAACTTTCAATGCTGACACGACTTTCGGCAGCACGGTGCCGGTCAGCTTTCCGCAGATCTCTATTGCTTTCGGGACAGCGCCTCCTGGCCCGGTCAGCTTCGATATCAGCCCGGTGACGTTCGATATCCCTTTGGCCACCGGAGAGATGGCTGCCGTCACGGAGAGCAGCGTTGCAAGCATCTTGATCTGGTCCGCGTCCAGGCTTCCGATATAGTCGAGCGCTTTGCTCATGGCATCGAGGACCTTTTCGAACACCGGCATCAGGGCTTCCATTGCTTTTGCTCCGGCCTGGGCGAGTTCTCCGTTTGCTTTCGCCTTTAGCTTATCGATGGAGTCGTTGACGTTGTTCAGGCTGTCGAGTGTCTGCTGGTCCATGATGAGGCCGAGCTGCTCAGCTTCCAGGCCGAGCTCTTTGAGGGCTGCACCGCCGTCATCAACAATGCCGGCCAGCTCATCCGCTGATTTCCCGAAGAGCTGCATGGCTAATGTGTCACGTTCGGTTTCGTTGGCCACATGCGACAGCCCTTCCAAAACCTCATAGAACACGGTTGTGGCGTCTCGCAGCTGACCGTTGGAATCTTGCACGCTCACGCCGATCTTCTGGAAGGCTGCCTCCGTATCCTTCGACGTTGACGTCATGTTCTTCTTCATCTTGGTCATGGCTCCGGTGATGCTGTCGACCGAAACATCGATCAGATCTGATGCGTACTGCATTTTCTGCAGCTCCGCCGTTGAGAGCCCTGTCTGCTTTGCGAGTGTATTCAGGTCATCCGCTGCCTGCACGGATTTGTAGGCCAGGCCCGCAATCCCGGCGAGAGCGCCGCCGGCTGCCGTGGAGATTCCTTTGGTTGCCTGGGCGACCTTCCCGGATGCATCGCTGATCTTTCCGAAGGTCTGGGAGACCTTTGTCAGCGTGACGTTGGATGCGGCTGCAGCTGCTTCCAGCACTCG